TGCTTACGATGGTGACGGCGGCGTTCGTCCCGCTTTGAATCTTTCCTCTTCTCTCTTGGTATCTGATAGCACGGATAGCGATGGTTGCTACACATTCGTATGGAATGCCGCTCCTTCCGCTCCTCCGCATATCAATGTACCTACTTCCGTTTACGGCGGTAAGGGAGCGAGCATCTCTTGGGGAGCAGCGAGCGATACAGACGGCAACCTGTCAGGGTACATTCTCGAACGCTCTGTCAATGGCGGTACTTATTCGCAGGTGTATAAGGGAACGGCTCTCAGCTACAACGATACCATTACTTACGGATGGAACACGGTAGCATATCGAGTTTGTGCTTATGATGCTGCCGGGGCGAAGAGTTCGTACACCACAAGTGCAACTCGCACGGTCATCAACAATCAGTCTCCTGTTATCTCAGGCACGGACGGCAACCTCGGCACAAAGAGTAGCGGTTTCACTCAGACCTATACGATTACCGATGCGGATGCTGACGAGGTGACTGTCATCGAAGCGATAGACGGTGTACAGATTCGTTCTTATACGGTGACTCTTGGTGCAACGAACACCTTTGCGGTAACAGACACGACTTGGTTGAAGCAGACCAACGGCTCTCATACGATGACCATTACCGCAACCGATGCGTTCGGTAATACTTCCGTGAGAACTTACACCTTCACGAAGTCGGTCAATTCGTTCACCATTCAGAACACTACACCTTATGACAGCGATACAATGCCGACTCGTATTAAAATCTCTGTCACTCGCAATATCCCGGCAGAAGCAACCTTCACCGTTCTCGTATGTAACAACGGTTATGACAGCAGTCCTGCTTGGGAAGATGCAACTTCTTCTGTAACAGGCGGTCTCGTTCATATCTTCGAGAACACTACCAAAACCGCAGGTGCGTGGGGCGTTATCATCAAGGTCGTTGTTGACCGTGGTAATGCGGAAGGTGCTTGCTATGTCAGTCAGATTGGAGGTAATTTCGAGTAATGGGAAGTACATTTAAGAAAACGGGCATTTCCGAACAGGAACAAAGAGAAATCTCGTCCATTGTCTTTGTTAAGATGGCAGAGAATGGTGAACTTGATGATATTACCATCTCGGAACACCCTAAGCTGTTTATCACTTGGACAGAGAATTGGACAGGCGTAGCCGGGACGATTGTTTCGGATGAGGGCAAGCTGTATCGTTCCATCCACGATGTAACGACTACTGCACAGAATACGAAACCTTCCACAACTCCCTCAATGTGGACACAGGTAGGAGACCCTTCCGAGGAATACCCGGAATGGATTCAACCTATCGGCTCTCACGATGCGTATAGTTTGGGTGATACGGTCTCCCATAAGGACAAGCATTGGGAATCTACCGTAAACAACAACACTTGGGAGCCGGGTGTCTACGGTTGGGTGGAGGTGACGGAATGACCCTTGCCACAATCATTAGCGAAATCGTGATTATTGCTACGGCTATTGTGCCTATCATCTTGAATCTCAGCAAGGTAAGTAACGGCACTCGTTGTCAGTTGCGTAGCGAAATGTTGCGTATCTACTACAAGAATGTAGATTCAAAAGAAATTCGACAATATGAGTTCGAGAATTTTGTAATGCTCTACGATGCGTACAAAGCTCTCAAAGGCAATTCCTTCGTGGACAAAATCTACGAGGATGTCAAGGAATGGAAAGTTATCTCTTGAAAGGAGGGATAGTCAATGGCTTACACAAACAGTCCACTCGCAAAAGTTACATTACTCTCTCCCAATCATTCGGGACAGAGAACGCATTCCATTGATACCATCACCATTCATTGCGTGGTGGGACAATGCTCTGCAAGGAGAATCGGTGAAATCTTTCAGCCGACTTCTCGACAGGCATCTTCTAACTATGGCATCGGTTATGATGGTGAAATCGGTCTGTATGTAGAGGAGAAGAACAGGTCTTGGTGCAGTTCCTCAAATGCCAACGACCAAAGAGCAATCACCATCGAGGTTGCATCCGATACGACTGAGCCTTATGCAGTTACCGACAAGGCGTATGCGGCACTCATCGAACTTGTCACAGACATTTGTAAGCGTAACGGCATTAAGAAGCTCGTGTGGTCTACCAACAAGACCGACCGTGTAAATCACAAGAACGGTTGTAATATGACCGTCCATCGTGATTACGCCAACAAGTCTTGTCCCGGTACATATCTCTACGAGAGACACGGGCAGATTGCAGAAGAGGTCAACAAGAAGCTCGGTGTGGTGGATGTTGTCGAAGAGGACGATGCTCCCGTAGTGAGACCTGCAAAGGTATCCGTTGGTGACATCGTGACCTTCACAGGTAAAAAACACTATGCAAGTGCCAACAGTAACAACCCCGTTACCGCTAAAGGTGGCAAGGCTAAGGTCACTCAGATTTATGCAAGTGGCAAACACCCTTATCACCTCATTCGGGAGAAGGGTGGCACTTCCAATGTTTACGGTTGGGTTGATGCAGCCGACATTTGGGAACTCGGTGAAACTGCTGAGAAGAACGAAACCTTCAAGGTCGGTGACATCGTAAACTATACCGGGACGGTGCATTACACAAGTGCCAACAGCACAAAACCTTTCACCTGCAAGGGCGGCAAAGCCAAAATCACTCAGATTTATCAACTCGGCAAGAGCAAGCATCCCTACCACCTCGTAAGAATTAGCGGTAGCGGAGCAAGCGTGTACGGTTGGGTTGATGAAGGAACTTTCACCAAAGCATAAGGAGGTATGAGAGATGAGATATGCGAGACAAAAAAGAAAAACCACGATGGAGTTCTCAAAGAAAATCCTCGTGGTGGCAGGAGTGGTCAACGCTATTGTAATCATCTTCACTATGGTTATGATTTGGCGTACCTCCGACCTGAGTCCTCTTGCATATCTCATCCCCTCCGTAGCTGCTGAGGTGGCAACAGGAACAGGATTCTACTATTCCAAAGCGAAGGTAGAAAACAGAATCAAACTTATGCGGTCGAACAAAGTCAATCCGACCGAAAACCATTTTTACGAAAATATGTAGGAGGTACATTATGATTGATTTGACTAACATTATTTCCGCTGTGATTACTCTGATTATCGCAGTCATTACGACTTTCCTCATCCCTTATCTGAAAAGTAAGGTGGATGAGATGAAGTTCGAGAACATCAAGACTTGGGTCAAGGTAGCCGTTGAAGCTGCCGAGATGATTTACACCGGGACAGGTCGTGGTGAAGAGAAGAAAGCCTATGTTATGCAGTATCTGAACAGCAAAGGCTATACTATCGACACCGAAAGCATTAACAACCTGATTGAGTCTGCTGTTCACGAACTGAAAAATTCCTAATTTGGCTCTGCTCGGCTTGCAACCGATTGAGCATATATTTCCTCCTTAGTGGGTGAGGAGCTTGCAACACTTCTCACCCACATCTAAAACAAGAACACCGTGCGGAGTCTTATGGCTCTACACGGTGTTTTCTTGTTTGTCCAAACACGACTCCTATAAAGAAGGTGTTCGGATAATCCTCTAATGGTGGAGCAAGATTGGTCAAATCCGAACTCTTCTCCTTGGGGATTCTAAAGGTCTTTGTTTTGTTTGAGGTGAGGTTGTAGACAGAGGTTATCTTGTACCATCCATCAGGCTCATCCCATACTGTTACGGAGTTTACAAGCAGGTCGATGATGTGTCTACGGAAATCCTCATCTTCAATGTCACCATCGCAAAACTTAGAGAGCCAAAACACAATATGGTCTTTCTCCAATATAATGTAATCGTCTTCCGCTTCAACGAGTCGCTTTTCGGTGGCTCGTTTTTGCTTTTCCAAATCCTTTAATCTGTCAGCGAGAGTGTCCGACTCAACACCTTTTTCGACCATTTTGATAAGGTTGTTGATACTCTTTTGTATTTCGGCAAGTTCGGCTCTTAGAGAAGGAATAATAGAGTTATTGTTAATCTCGTCCTCCGCAGCCTTGACCGCCATTTCTGCAAGTTCCTCGATTGTCTCCGGTGTGAGTATGGAGATAGCATCTTCTACGACCGCTCGTTCGATGAACTCTTTACGCAAAGGTTTCTTGTCGCAACTGTGTTGTCTCTTCCTCTGACCGCAGGTGTAGTAGTTGTGAACAATTCCTGTTTTACTTGTTCCACTCTCACCCGGCATAAGAGAGCCACAATGACCGCAGAAGAGCTTTTGCGATAAGAGGTAGTCTACTTTAGCCTTACCTCTTGACGGAGCTTGTGCGTTGGATACGAGCCGTTTACGCACTATCTCAAAAGTCTCTCGGTCTACGATGGCAGGAACGCCACCCTTGATACGCATATCTTTATAGGTGTATACACCGATATATCTCTCGTTCTTGAACATCGAACGGAAACTGTTCTTATTGAACTCAGCGTTCTTTGCGGTACGGTATCCCTTCTTATTAAATATCTCACATATTTCCGCAACCGTTGCACCGTTTGCATAGAGTTCAAACGCTTCTCGAACGATGGCTGCACCTGCCTCGTCAATAACAAGTTTCTTATCTACAATCTTATAACCGAGAGGGATATGACCGCCTATGCTATGACATTTATGAGCGGATTCATACATTCCTCTCGTAATCTTTTGGGACAACTCTTTGGAATAGAACTCAGCCATTCCTTCAAGGACTGCTTCAAGGATAACACCTTCCGGGTTGTCTGAGATGTTTTCGGTTGCCGAAATGACACGAACTCCGTTCTTTTTGAGCCTTGCCTTGTAGGTAGCAGAGTCATACCTGTTACGAGCAAAGCGGTCGAGCTTGTACACAACGACAGCATCCCATAGCTGTTTCTCGCTATCCTTAATCATTCTCTGAAACTCTGTACGCTTGTCTGTGTCCTTGAAAGCGGATGTAGCACGGTCAATGTACATATCCACTATATCGTATCCCTGTGACTCACAGAAAGCCTTACAGACTCTTTGTTGACCCTCTATGGACTGTTCCGTTTGACGGTCACTACTATATCTCATGTATAAAACGACTCGCATATCACACCTCGCCATTCTTCACCTTCAACGCATAGGTGATGAGTGCAAGCTGCTCTTCGAGAGAGAACTCACGATACATTTTAATCAACTCACGCTCCTGCTTGGACAGGTCTGTATCATTGATGGTCAAGGTTGCGTGAGGGCTATCGTTAATGATGTTCTTGCTTCTGCTGATAATGTTATGGTGAGTTTCCTCAACAGATACAAAAGTTCTTCTTTCCCAATCGAGCATAGCAAGTTCAAATCCGTCTTCTGAGATTTTCTTAATTGCCATACACTCATTGGCGAAATCTCCCATTGCGAGATGAATTGAATCCCCATCCTTCGCAATGTACACCGTACCGTCCTCTTCCTCGGAATACTCATAGTTATTGTCGATGAGCCATTCTACTACGAGACCCATAGTACGGCGAGCCAAATCCTCAGTCGTTTCTTCTCCCAACAAATACTCAACACTAACATTAAAGTACTCAGCCAACAAGAAAAGATTCTTCTTGCTCGGATTTGAGGTTTTGAGGTTGCTACGAAAGTTTTTGCCTACTCCGCTCTGCTCAAAGGCGGTTGTGAGGTTAATCCCTCTTTCTTTACAAAGAGCTGCAATACGCTCCATCAAAAGGTCTTTGTTCATACTTCTACTCCTAAATACGGAAAATATTTTTGAAATTTTCCTAAAACCCCTTGACAGACTCCTAAATAGGGAGTATAATATGCTTGTAAACAACATTTGGCAACAAGAAAAACACCCTCGGAAGGTAATTTTTCAGCCGAAGTTCTTCAATGGGTTTTAAGTTGTGGCAAACATATTATACCATTGAATCCCCGTTTTGTCAACCGTTGTTGTTTACAAAGCAATAAAAGTTCACAAAAGAAAGGAGGTTTCCCCATTTGAGAGAAGAGCGAGACAGAATCCGAATGATGCTCTATCGGAACACCCTTACAAACGCTTGGCTTGTGAATCGTCTCGAAGAAAGAGGTATTAACACCGAAAAAACCGAGATGAGTTCTGTCCTTCGTGGAGTTCGTAAGGGTGCTAAAGCGGAAAGCATTATCGTAACTTCCCTTGACATCCTCGAAAACTATGAGCGAGTAATGGGAAGTTCGGTGTGAGTACCGCAGCTCAATTAGAGAGTTGGACACAACACAGTTTGAGCCGACTTCTCGCAAAAACTGTTGCCCGGTATTTTGAAGATGAAGAGCATCGCCGGGAATTTGAAGAATGGTACTTCAACCGATATGGTCGTGAGTACCAATGGAAGAAAGGAGGTAAAAGAGGTGACTCAAACACGCAGACGAAAGAAAGGTCTTAAAAGATGGCTGAGACGAAATCTTCTCTCAATCATCCTTGCAGTTCTCATCGTGATATTCTCCGTTTGGACATTCGTAATCATTGTGAATGCGTTTTGCCCGGATGAAGTCAAAGTCGAGGACAAGCCTGTTGTATCCACCACTCTTCCTCCGCTCGTAACTACGACACCCCTTGTGGATGTACCGTTGGAAACCCCAACCGTAGAAACTGTCGAAGAGAAAACTTTTTACTTCGATGTTGCTCTTGATTGCGACCTACAAGACTACATAAGGGACTTGTGCGAAACCTATGATGTCCCAATGGAACTTGTAATCGCAATGATTCATCAAGAAAGTTCGTTTAGAGCAAATGTTGTGAGCGGTAGTAATGATTATGGTTTGATGCAAATTAACACCATCAATCACGAGTGGCTGCAAAAGGAGCCTGGAGTAACAGATTTTCTCGACCCGTACCAAAATGTTCTGTGCGGTATCTATATCATCTCAGGACATCTTGAAAAAACCGATGGTGACATCGAACTCGCCCTAATGCGATACAACTGTGGAGCAACCGGGGCAAAGCGTTTGTGGGACAAAGGGATATACGAAACAGATTATACTCGAAAGATTATGTCCTATTATGAGTTCTACAAAGAAGAAAGCCGCCCTACGGACTGCACTCCGTAAGACGGCAAGGTAAAGTTTACCATACCTATTATAGCACAGAAAGGAGGAAAAATCAATGTGCGAAATTTGTTTACAGAGTCCCTGTCATCCGAGATGTCCTAACGCACCTGACCCTCCTGTTGTATGTCTCTGCTGTCAATGCGGAAATGAGATTTACGAGGGAGACGAGGTTTACGACATCAACGATGAGAAATGGTGTGAATCCTGTGTGAAGGAATGTTGCTATATCGCTGAGTTGGATGAGCCTGATTGGGATGACCGATGATTTGCCCTTGTAAAGATTGTCCCAAACGACATCCCGGCTGTCACTCTACTTGTTCCGACTACAAAGCGTGGAAAGAAGAACACGAGAGATTGAAAGCCTTGGAAAGACAACGCAAAGAAATGGACGAACTCGGATGGCGTTCAAACTATGTACGAAAAAGGAGATTCTGATATATGAACACAATCAGAAATTTTATCGCTAACCCCGGCAGCGTGATTATGTTCGGCGGTATCGACTGTGTTGTTCTCGATGTTCACGATGACAAAATGCTCGTGATTACTAAAGATGCTGTTTGCGAAAGAGCATTTGATGAGAGCAACAAGAACAATTTCAACATTTCCTCTCTCCGCACTTGGCTCAATACTGAGTTCATTGAGATGCTGAGAAACGGTGGAGCGGATGTAAATGCCCTCGTGGAATTTACCATTGACCTTACCTCGGACGATGGATTGAAGGATTATGGCGTAAGCACGAACAAGGTTGCTTTGCTGACCTGTGATATGTACCGTCAGTTCCGCAGCTATATCCCCAACCTTGATAGTTGGTGGTGGCTTGCTACACCTTACTCTACTGAGTCTAATGGGTACGATTCTCTTGCTCGCTTTGTCAGCGCGGATGGT